TCTGCTCCGTTGTTAGTTACATGATCAGAATCATATTGATTAGCTGTGCCAGTGCTTTTAGATGTTTTAATATAAAATGGATGTCCTAAAGCATCAACTTCAAATTTATATGTATTGCCTCTGTACAAAGTAAGAGTTGGATTATCACCTACATATCCATCAAAATTGTATGCTCCTGCGGCATTGTTGGCAACTTTGATAGTGCTTATACTTCCAGGTTCTGAAACGTTTGCTGATACTACACTCGGCCCTTCTGCAATCCAATAATATTCTCTGTAATTTACAATTGGATCTATATCAATAGGTGGAGCCCAACTATGTGACTGTTGATTGAAAAGTCTATCATGGTTGACCTTGTTGCCGCCTAAAAATTCTACTTGGTTCAACAAGTCTGTATAGGTGCCAAAATAATCTACAGTGCCATCTGGCTTTACAAAATTTACACTTGGTTCAAGTTGGTAGTTTTGTCTGTCTGCATCAGATTCAGTAAAATATGTGTCATTAGATTTGAAACTTGGACCTTTCTTAGATCCTATAAATCCACTTATTTTTTCGAGCTCTCCTTTTTGTGTCCACTGGTCTAATGTTGCATTAATAAATTTTTTGTTGCGTTCTGTTTGAAAAACTTCAGGTAACAGCGTAGTGGTTGTTCTAGAAACCGTAGCCATTTATTAGTACCCTGATGAGCCAGATGAACTTGAAGATCCTGATGAACTTGATGAACCTGAACTAGATGATGTTGTAGTTGTAGTTGTGGTTGTTGAGCTAGATGTACTGCCACCTGTGGTAGCCGAAACAACATCAGCAGTAGTTGTAGCTGATGTAATTATATTACCACTGGCTTTGATGTTGCCTTGTGATATACTTGGAATAATTTCTACGTTGTCAACTGTAGCGCCACTAATAAAAATTTCATCTGAATTTGATTCAATTTGAAATAATGAACCAAAGGATGCATCTTGCTTGTTTGGTACAATTACAATAGAATTAATCTTTGGTGCAAGTGTATTATGAATATAGGTCGATAATTCTGTATAGAAAAATGCATCACCAAAGTTCCAATTTTCTAAAGCAAAATATTGATTGATTGCATCTATAACTGATGTTTGAATATCGTTATCAGTTATTGTAAGATCAGGATTTTTAATTACTTTAAATGTAGCTTGTAAAGTGCTATCAGCATTTGGTCCAAATAAAAGTTTATATTTTACAGGTCTATACACAATCTCATCTGATACATTTCTATACTCACTAAGAGTAGGATTATAGGATGTTCTTAAAGATGATGTAGATGGCTCCCTTGGTGCTGACCCAATTTGTCCGTTTTGTATCCACTGTCTAAATTCTGTGTCATATGCAGAAGTAAGAATGTGTAAATCAATTAAATTGCTTACAGATGGATCTATTCTTCTGTCGTATCTTGCCGCATGTTCATAATTGTAGTTTAAGTTGTCTCTTCCAATTGATGCTTTGTAAGTGTCAGATACATTAACCAAAGACCCTGTTGATGAATCATATTGTTGAATAGTGCCTGCATTGTAAAAATGAAATAGTTGTCCATTTGAATATTGTGTTAAGTCAACTCCTGATCCTCCACTGGATAAAACAAAATCAGTGCTGTCTACAACATCATAATAATCACTTGCCTTGGTTGTGTCTTTTTTGAAATAAACGTATTTTGAACTTGTGTTTTTGTTAGGAGCAACCACAGATGCAAACAAGTCTGGATTATCAACAACACCATCATCATCTGAATCGTTAAATGACACAGCAACTTCTCTCGTGTCATTAAAACCAGTAGATAAAACTCTGTTGCCAACAATAGCAAATGAGTAATCTTCTGATAACTGCACTGTAGAATCTGGCATGGTGTTAAATTTTAAAACTTTAATTTGATCTCTTACAACTTTTCCTGTTGAAGCGTTGAATATTTTTTGATCTTCATCATAAAAGAATCTGTTTTTAGTTGCAGATCTAAACACATAATTGGTGTTCCTATATTTTATAGTATAAACTTTGGATGTTGCTGTAAATTGTAAAAGCCAACTTGCATCTCTGTTTGCTTCTGATGTATTGCCTTGGAACCCTAAATCAAAACCGCCATCCACTAACAAATTGTTTGATGTGATAAACTGCCAAGCACCTGTATCTACATTGTAGGACAGCCCAAAGTTGTTGTAATTTTTTATTGCATCAATTACTGAAGTTTGTACTGTGGTAGGTAACACTGTACCATATGCTGGGATAATCTCAGTGATAATTGCATTGCTAGGAACCTTGTCTGCTAATGTGATAGGGCCTGATCCGTCAGTAAAATTGCCTTTCCCGTAATTTGATCCATCTAGTTTTACACTCACTACTTTTGTCCAAATCACTGCTTGTGATCCTGAATGTCCAACTGCACCAGTCATCAAAGTACCATTAGCCATAAAATGTTGTCCTGCAGGTGGTGTAAACTTGACAAGTGCACCAGGCTTAACATATTTTAAATTAGTAGTGGTATAATCACCAACTGCTAATGGGCCAGTTTCTTGGAAATAGCCTGTGTAAGTGTTTGTGGCTTCTGTGCTTAGATTCCATGTATAATTTGTGCCTGTGCTTTGTCTTGTAAATGCATCATAGTAAAAATCTCTTATACCTGTTGATTTTAACAATGGCGTAATTGTGTTTGCTACAATGCCAGTTATTTCACTTGTACTTGTGAAAGAAAAACTTGTGGTTGGTTCAACTGTTTCTTTGTACACTACTCCTTCATCTGCGAAAATATTAGTGGATGAGTAAGCACCAGTTGGATCTATCAAATCATAATATCTTGATATTCCTGAAGCTGTTCTGTTGACTGCTTTTGTTTTTGCTATGCCTTGAAACTGTGTCAAAGGCACAATTTGATAATCTTCAGCAGTAGTCATTCTGTTGTTTGTATAATATGCCTGTGGTGCTTTTGTTTTTATATCACTGTTACTTTCAGAAGCTGTGCCATTATCAATAGTAGTCTGAAGATCCATTGTAATTGTTAGTGTGTTGATTTGTCCTTGGCTATTCACATAATCAATTGAAGCTGTTACCCCTCTCATGTCTCTTGGTCTAATAGTGTATGTGTTGTTGATAGAACTTCTGTAGTAAGTTCTAAATGCTCCGTTTGGATTTTCTCCAAACACGCCATCTGCAAAAACCAAATCAATGGCATCACCTGCTCTAGTGTTGACACTGAATAATTTTCTTATAGATTGTGATAATGAATTGTATATGACATTGTTGCCAGTCACAGCAGGAACTTTGGTCCATGCACTGTCTAGTGTGCCGTTCTCAGTCAAATCATACAACCAAACATCTGAATTGTTAATGTTAGATTTATCAACTGAAACTATGGTGTTTGGTGATGGATCAGATACAGTGAATTCAGAAAATCCTAATTCACCTTGTTTGAATAACATGAAAAATCCTGTGTTTTCAGATTGGTTGCCTTTGCCATCTGCTCTATATAGAAAACCTAATCTGTTGCCTGGCACTGGTGCTTCTTCATATATGTAATCTTGATTTCTAAATGTTGCACTTACCAATTCAAATGGCATTGGTTGTGAATTAATTGTTCTTGAAAATTTAAGCACAGGCACATCAACATTTGTTGTGGCAAATTTATATTGATGCGTAGTTACACCACCAATTGTGTCTTTGATAGCTGGTGATCCAAATTTTTGTGTGCCACTTAATGCGGCATTCATTACTGCTACAAATTGTTCTTGGAAGTTTGAATTTGTGGGATCGTTCCATGTAATTATTGAATTAGATAAGTCAGTACCGTTTGCATCTTGTACCGATTCTGTTGTGCTAATGCTGGTTATCTTAATAAGCCCAGATCCTGTCTGATTACGTTTTGGCACATAGCTTAATAATCTAGCTAGACGTAAAATTGAATCTCTGCGTTCGGCAGTGTCAATAAAATTTTCTCTTGCATTAAGATCAGTTCTGAAAGATAGATTCTGTCCAAGATAAGCTACTAAATCTATAAGTGCAATATATTCTGAGGACTCAATGTAATCATTAAAATCTTCTGGATAATTGTTTTGCAGATACTGAATCATTGTTCTGCGTAGTGTATCAAAATCGTATGATAAGAAATCACTTTGTTGGAAAGATCGATAAATCTTTTGCCAATCTTGTGATATCAATAAACTGTTCTGTCTATCTGTTGTGGCCATTTTTATGTGTGTATTTATTTTAAGAATTATATGCGTACTTATTAGTATGCAGACGAAACAGTTTGAGACTGTTCAGCTTGTACAGGATTAGAAGTAACAGCAAGTCCAGTTTCTTGGTTGAAGTCTAAACTTAATGATTCGCTTATGTTATAAGGCACATAGGTTATTTCAAGTGCTAAATTTAATCCATATTCTTCTTGCTGTACTCTTAGTGTATCAAGTGTCCATCTTGGGTCTTTATTAACAATTTCTATTACATCTTCTTCAACTGCCGTGCTTATTTCAGATGTGAAGGGTTCGAATAAAGTGTCATGAATTATTGTTCCGTAATTTGGATTTTCAAGTTTTTCACCTTTTTTAATATAAAATGCATTCAGTAAATCAGTTCTAGCGAGTTCATAATCATACAATGTGTTTGAATCAAAATCTCTATTGACTGTTGAAAATCCAACGTAAGTTTTAAGTTTATTCACAGTTCCTAAAGGATCTGATGTTGTAGTTTTTGTTAGTTTTACTTTTGCCATTTTTTATATTTACGAAATCCTTGTTGCATTTTGCAGTGCTATTATATTCCAGCCAGTGGATCCATATAGCAAGTGAACATTGTTATTTACACCAGTGAATCTCACACTTGTATATCCTACAAGGTTATCTGGTGTGATGAGTGCATTGCCAACACGAGCCTTCATTATGATTACTTTAACTTGTCCTTCTATACCATTTGCTAATGAATAGGAATCTGTTCCAGTAGTTGTAATAAATGTTACCCCTGTAGTTGTACTGATTGCTCCTGGACCAGTAATGTTTTGCACACTTTTATATAAATCTGCGTGTGTAAAATTTGCATCCAGTTCTGCATAGGTCAGTGCCGATCCTTTGGTGTCCCGTAGAGTTATTGTCATGTTGTTGCTCCTGAATCGTTGTAATACACTCCTACATACCCAGAAAAAGATGAGTCAGACGCTAATCCTGGATTTGGTTCAACATAGTTTGTTTCCACATAGTTGAATAAATTTTGTTCTGATTCACTGGGTGTGGTTTCAAACACATAGCACTGGTTTATCAATAACTGTTTGGCACTTGAATCACTTTCAGCGGCTATCTGGGCCAACAATGTTGCATAGTCTGGATTAGCCATTTGCTATAACATCTCCTGATCCGGTCTCTGCTCTATTGGCTACCCACGAACCGTGGCCACCTGTGGCGTCACCTTGACGATGGACTGCTTTGCCTTCTGCGAAAACGTTAGGTGAACCTGCTGTGGCAGGATCTGCACAGGCCGTTGTATCATCTACTCTAACCATTTTAGCACCATTTAGAAAAACTGTTGCGGCTCCTGTTGCATAAGGAGTCTTATGAAATGGATTAGGAGTTGGAGAAGCGTGTCCAACATGTTTATCTGTTCCTACTCTAACTATACCTGGCATGCTGTATTTAAGTCCTTGTACTCAGGTCATTACCTGCTTTTTTATCATTGATTGGTTCTAGATACTCTCTGTCTGTGCGATCTGGAGTTACAAATGACCTAGCTTTGTCTTCATGTAAAGGCCATTCTTCATGCACAGGCACTCTTTTCATTATGGATTCAAGTTGTAATGTTTTGCCTTGTGCGGTAACTGATCTTGCATCTGTTCTATATGGAAACACAAATTGTGTGTCTGTTTCCTGCATTTTGTGAGTCATCATTGCATTAATAGTTGCCTGTTCGGCAGTTGCACTTGCACCAGCAGTAGTAATAGACACAGTGCCAGAATTAAAGTTAATCGTGCCACCATCAATGTCTGTGCCTGCATTGGAAACCTGCAATTTTGCTGTGCTTTTTAATGAGGTGTCTTCTACACTATCAATATTGACTTTGCCTGATGTTTTTAAATTAAAGTTGCCTTTGACAGAATCTGCATCAGTCACTGCTTGTAAATTGATGTTTGAAGTGAGTCCATCATCTTTGTTTGCACTGTTTCCTGAAAGTAAGTCAACATCACCAGTTGCATGTATTCTTACATCTTTTCTTGGACGTACTACATCATCAACTGTTTCTGCAACTTGTGAAGCCCTTATATCTACATTACCTTGCACTGATTCCATTTTGAAATCATTGGTTACTTCAATTCTGCCTTCACCCCCAACTTTCACATGTGTTTCTGCTTTTGATTCCATTCTGATTGCACCAGTGCTCACAGAATCTAATTGTTTATCATGAAATGCATTTGCTTCAGAAGGCATACTGCCTACTGCTTTCATATTGATGTTTCTGCCAGCTTCAATGTTAACATCTCGATCTGCACGAAAGTTGAAATCGTTTTTGGTATGTACACTGACGGAATCTTCTGCAAAGATGTCTATCTTGCCGTCCTTGGTAAATTCTAGCCAAGTTTTGCCGGATGCCGAACCTATATAGATTAGGCCTTCTGTGTCATGCATGACCATTTGATGTCCTGTGCGTGTACGCAGTCTTATCAATTCGTTTGTTTTGTTGCCTACTATTTCATTGTTTATATTTTCTTGTGGCGTACCATCATCCATAACAAAGGTATGTCCACCTTGTCTTGAATTGGCTCTTTTGATAACTTTGCCATCTTTGTCTTGTATGGCACCATGAAAGTTGCCAACCGTAGGATCTTTTGATATTTGTCCTGTAAAGTCAATTGGTCCTGGTGTGGATATTCCAAACACCTGTGAAGGTGATTCTCTTCTTGCAGAAGATGATGTGTTACCACGTACATTGTCGTTGGCAAGTCCTTGTGTGATCAGTGTATCAACAAATGGATGCACAGGCTTACGAGTAGTGTCTGGTGTAGTTACATCAGATGCTTTGTTGTATTCAGTGACAGGAACATTTGCAATTTTTTGTTCTAGCAATTCTGAATCATAATCATCTGAATCTTCATCAATGTTTTTTAGCCTACTGGATGGATTGCCTGGTATCATGTTGTTCATGTATAAGTCCATTGGATATCCAATCACATAACCACGACTAAGATCTCCTTCTTCAAACATTACAGCACATTTGGTGCCTATGTCTGGCGGTGGCATCCACATGCCATATGATTTTTGTGTTTTGCTCCAATCATTCGAGCCTGGCACAGCTAATTCAGATGGCGTAACACCATAAAAAGGGGTGAGGTATCGGACAGTAATCCATGTGTTGGAATCATTTTGATCTCCATCAAATGCATTAACAAACACTCTGATCCTGCCCATGCGTTCATTGTCTGCGGTTGCTTTCACTGTGGCAATGTATAGAGCATGACTGGCAACTCGGTCACCACCTGAAACAAAATTTTGTTGTGGTTTTTGTGTAAATCTTTCTGTTGCCATTAACTTTGTCCTATTATTTTATTGTCTGCAGTGATGTTGGTTTTGGTTTGTGGACCTACATAGTTTTGACTGTCTGGATTGTTTCTACCTGAGCCGCCTGCACCTGCCTGTACAAACTTGTTGAATGCTTGATTGAAATACCCATTTTTCCCTGTACTCATGCTTGTTTCGGCAGTCTTTTCTTTTTCTACACTGGTGTTAGTGTCAAAGGCGCCAGATGCTTTTGCATATTCTTCTTCTGTGTTGTTTTCAATGCTTTGTACATTTTCTGATTCTTGATGTCGCAGTCTAACCATTTGCAATCTTTGAGTGAATACTCCATCTTCAAAGTTACTTTCAATATCTATAAGTTGATAAAATCCGCTGAAGAATGATGTATCATATTTGCCTATGCCTTGCAGTCCAGCTAATCTACCTGACTCATCATCAATGTCTACAGGAGTTTTAAAATTAATTTTGAGATATACCATCCCGTTATTCATATCAATGGATCTATCTTCTAATTCAAATGAATTAGTTTCACTTGCTGTTAAAATATTTGGGTTGAAGTCTTCCTGAGCCAGATAAAAAGGATCACCTAATATAGTCATTTCAAGCAATAGCAAATCTGCTTCTGGATTTGAAAGTTGTTCTTTGATTATATTAGAAGCTCTGTACCCTGTGACATCTCCTCGTTCAGCGCCTTGTGTTGACCCTCTGTCATCTACATCAGATGGTTTTGATTCAACTGGCACCAATCCTTTGTCCATATTTGATCCAGCTGGCCCTTTGCCATATTTTTGCGTAATTACTTCACCTTTGACAATTCTTTTGTCATCACCCCCAGGTGAATTGTCTGGCAGTGCCGCTTGAGCGGCAAAAAATGCAAAATTGTATTGTAAGTCAAAGTCAAGTATATCTC